ATTCAGGGTCGTGGATTCTTATCAACATCGACTCAACCATAGTTTTAATTTTAGAGGACTAAAAAATGGCAGTACATAAAGGTTCAGAAGGAACGCTAAAAGTCGGATCAAACGCAGTTGCGGAGATTCGTTCATATTCAATCGAGGAAACTGGCGACACGCTGGAAGATACTAGCATGGGTGATAGTGCCAGAACGTTCCTTCCAAGTCTTACCTCTTGGTCTGGTTCGGTTGATGTCTACTGGGATGAGACTGATACGACTGGTCAGGGAGCATTGACGGTTGGCGCTATTGTGACTCTCAATGTTTATCCAGAGGGCGATACAACTGGCGACAATTATTACACTGGTTCTGCCATTGTTACAGGTGTCAGCAGAAACGCCTCGTTCGATGGTCTTGTTGAGGCTTCTGTTAGCTTCCAAGGAACTGGCGCACTAACTAGCACAACGGTGTAATTTATGAGTGTACTTGAGAAGGCAAAAAGCCACTATCAAGCAAAGTTACACGCAGAGCCGCAGAAGATTGAGATTCCCGAATGGGACACGGTGGCTTATATTAAGCCATCGCTCAATCTTTCTCAGTTAGGTGAGATCATGGAGCTAAGTCAGTCAGGTAAGACTGCCGAGGCTATGGCTATGACCTTGATCTTTCGTCTTGTTGACGGAGATGGCAAGCCATTGTTCCGCAAGCCAGAGAAGATTGATTTGATGCGGAGCGTTGATCCTGATGTTCTTGCTCGCGTTGTTTCCCAGATAAATGGTAGCGATCCTTCTGAAGAGGACGTCGAGGGAAACTAAGAGGCGACCGTGACCTTCAGTTTCGTTATTTTTTGGCGGAAAGGCTGGGAAAAACGGTCGTTGAGATCAACAAGATGGATGTCCGCGAGTATTTTGGCTGGATTGCATGGTTTAAGCTAAGGGAAGAACTGAATGGCAAAAAGTAATTACCAGCTAAATATAACCGCGAAGGACAACACTAAGAGAGCGTTCCAGTCCCTACAGTACCGCATGGCTAATGCGCGCAAGTCCATGAATCATATGGCAGGTGTGTTTGGTCGCTGGGGTGCTGTTACTGTTGGAGCGGCTGGAGCGGCTGGTACTGCATTTATCAAAATGCGAATGTCAGCAGTTGATAATCTGGCAAAGACCGCTGATAAATTAGGTGTAACCACAGAGGCACTAGCAGGATTCAGACACGCCGCAGAGCTGTCTGGCGTATCATCACAGCAATTCGACAAAGCACTTCAGAACATGGGCGTTCAGGTCGCTAATGCGGCGAAGGGAACGGGTCTTGCTGTGCGTGCTCTGGATGACTTAGGACTTAACGCTCAGGCGCTTACAAAGCTCCCACTAGATCAGCAAATGCTTGAAGTGGCGAAGGCTATGGAAGGCGTAGAGACTCAGTCAGAGCGCGTCAGGATCGCTTACGAGCTATTCGGTGCACGAGGCGTTGGCGTTCTTAATATGATGAAGAACGGCGCTGATGCTATGCAGTCAATGGCTAAAGAAGCAGACACGCTTGGGATAGCCTTGAATCGAGTGGATGCGGCTAAGATTGAGCAAGCCAATGATGACATAACAAGAGCCAAAGGGGTCTTTGAAGGCTTCGGGAATCAGATCGCGGTCGAGCTATCTCCGCTAATCTCAGAGCTAGCCACAAACTTTTATCAGTCTGCTTTAGATGCAAATGAAGCTGGAAGCGTTGGATCTCGTGTTGCTCAGGCGCTAGTTAATGGCTTTGGTCACGTAGCAAATGCGGTAAAAGGCGTTCAGATAGCCGTAAAAGGCATCCAATTTGTATTCGCTAAGATGGCGCAGTTCGCTCTTACTGCGATGTCGCATTTGACTAAATCATTCGACTACTTAATTGATGCTTACAATAAGCTCGCAGATGTATTCGACTGGGAGAAGATAACCACAACGCCATCGACTGAGTTTGCCGCACTTGCTGATTCTTTCGGTAGGGTTGCGGAAGATATTAAGGGCCAGATTACAGAAGCACTCAACGCGCCACTACCTTCGGACGTTATCAAGCAGTTTTACGATGAAGTCCAGACGAAGGCCAGAGAGACGGCTGAAGTTGTAGCGGCCAGCTCTCCAGCGAATGTGATTGCACAGAGTCAGGCAGAAACTCCAGCGGTCACTCAATTATCAGAGTTCCAGAAGGCTCAGATGGAAGGCGCTGAGAAGCTAAAGCAGTTTGAGAAAAAGACCGCAGGTGAGAAGACTCAGTTCATGTTGGGTGAACTGGACACTCAGTTGGCTGGAATCTCGAAGCACAACAAGAAATTGTTCGCGTTGCAAAAGGCGGTGCAGATCGCTCAGGCCATAATGAACACTTATACTGGCGCGACGAAAGCCATGGCCTCGTACCCGCCACCGATCAACTTCGCAATGGCGGCGCTTACTGTTGCGAATGGTATGGCTCAAGTTGCCCAGATCAGAGCGCAGTCATTTGATGGCGGTGGTTTCACGGGCTACGGTGCGCGTGCAGGTGGACTTGATAACAAGGGTGGCAAGCTCGCTCTGGTACATCCTAACGAAACGATCATTGACCACACTAAGAAAAGCAAAGAACAAGAACAGTATCAAAAAGCATACTCAAGAATGACAGAAAAAATGACTGATGCTTATCAGCCATTTGATAAAATAGAAATTAATCCTAAGCCTGTAAGCCCAGTCAGGCAGACCAAAAACCCACTTAAAATGGTAAAGGATTACCCATCATTTGAAGGTGGCGGGTTTACTGGGTACGGCGCGAGGACTGGTGGAATTGACCAAAAAGGTGGTTTTCCCGCTATTCTGCATCCGAATGAGACGATAGTTGACCACACCAAGGGTCAGCAGTCTCAGGGCATTACAATAATAAATAACGTAGATGCAACTGGTGGTGGCGCTGATGTAGATCAAAGAATCCGTGTTGCTATGGAGGTCACTTCACAACAGACCGTGATGCAGGTGCAGGATTTGATCCGTAGACAGAGGCTGGCATGACAATATACGCTTTCCCAGATATCACCCCAACAAGCCAGACATTTGAGCTTGTGACGAATACCAAGACCTTTCAGAGTCCGTTGAGCAAGTCGGTGCAAACCGTATCTCGAAAAGGATCCCATTGGAAGACGTCAATGACCTTCACCAATCTCACCGATGATGATAGAGGAATATTGCAGTCGTTTATCACTAGGCTAAACGGTCAAGAGCATAGAATGCGTATCAGGGACTATGGTCAGCCATTTCGCGGCAATGCTCCTTCTTCCGACTCGCCTGTAGTATATGATGGCGCTTCAGAAATCATTGATAGGCTCGTTTTATCAAATACTACTGCAAGCGTAGGTTCTTATTTGAAGCGTGGTGATTACGTCCAAGTTGGAAATCAACTCTATCAAGTCACGCATGGAAGCGGTGGGGATGATTCAGACCCAATAGCAAACAGTGCTGGTCGATGCACGGCTTACATAGCGCCAGAATTCACAACCTACCCAGCAGGAAATACCCCAGTAACACTTCATGGCGCAACTGGTGTATTCATGATGACCAATAACCCGAAGTGGACTACTCAGGCTCCGTATATTTCATCAATTACGATTGAAGCCATATCGGACGTTCTAGCATGAGCAGAGGATTATCTACAAGTGTAAAGAACGCGCTCAAGTCGCAGACGGTACGGCTTATTACGTTTGCAGAGCTAGACTTCGCTAGTGGAACTTTATACGTCCATGATGGTATTGGAACATACACTTGGGGCGGTAATGATTGGATAGGTGTCGGTGACTTTGGCGGCATATCATCCGTTGAGGAAGGATCTGAGGTCAGTCCATATTCATTGAACTTGACGCTTTCAGGCTTAGATGCAGGGTTGGTATCAACGGCATTGACTGAAAACTATTTCATGCGCGATGTGAATATCCATCTCGGGTTGCTCGATGACAATGATTCACTCATAGATACGCCCACTCAAATCTGGGCTGGATTCATGGATGTGATGAGTCTGACGGCTGGAGCGAGTGGTGGGGACAGCATTACACTGACCGCTGAATCAGAGCTATCTAAGTTCAATAGGTCTGCCAATTTACGCTATACCGATACGATGCTCAGGAAGCGCGATCCCAACGATAAGTTCTTCGAGTTCTTAAAGGACATTGATGGCGTGAAAGTTTCTTGGGGCAGTAAGTCAAGCGCCAACCTAGTAGGGTCTGGAAGTGCAAACATCAACTATCGAGACTACGGCAACTTTCAGCAAAGGTGAAGTCGCCAGAGCAATCAACTCTTGGAAGCGTAGGGAGTTTTGCTACGGCGACTCTGACTGTTGTTCATTCGTTGCACACGTCGCGTCAGAGCTAACAGGACGCGATTACAGGACGTTTATCACGTATAATAGTGAGCAAGAGGCTTATTCTATAATCGACTCACACGGATCGTTTGAGGCGCTTATGGATGACGTGTTCAAGGTCAGAGGTCAGCCAAGAGACGGCGATCCGTGCCTGATGAACATCCCTATAGTCGGCGAGATAATGGGTATCAAGTTTAACGGTGGCGTTGTGTGCGTTACTAAAAACGGTCTGATTAAAATTAAAGAGAGATACATCGTTCGGAGTTGGAATTTATGCCACAGGCAGTAGTAGCAATAGGAGCGGCAATAATATCGACAGTTGGTGCTGTTGTATCAACCCAGCTAGGGCTTGCTCTTGCTACTTTGGGCGCTGGCGTTATTGGTACAGCGGCTGTTATTTCTGCGGGACTCTTGGCCAACAAGTTGATCTCTAGCTTGTATGAGATGCCGAAGATGGACACTGACGCCTCTCGGCAGAATACGGTTAAGAGTACGATTGAGCCGCAAAAAATAATCTATGGCGAGGCTCTGGTATCTGGGCCTATTGCGTTTATCGGTGTATCTGGTGAAAAAAACCGAGATATGTATCACGCAATCGTTCTAGCAGGGCACGAGGTCAATGCGATTACGGATGTTCATTTTGATAATGAGGTTATCAGTAACTCGCAGATCAACGGAGGTGCGGCAGGTGGCGGCAATGTCACGGCGGGTAGATTTGCTCCGATTGGTAATGATGTAATTTGCAAGATAAACAAGCACTTAGGCGAATCTGGTCAGACGGTTGATGCTGATCTTGAATCTGTCTTTACTGCTATAGGGTCAAATCACAAAGGAACTGGGCTTGCTTACATCGTAACCAGATGGACTCTTATTAAAAAGTCGCAAGAGGTCTGGGATCAATACAGCCCACAAAACATTAAGGCACTGGTTCAAGGTCGAAAGGTTTACAACAATCTGACTGACACGACTGAGTGGACTGATAACCCAGTTTGGTGTTTGATTGACTACTTGACGAATACCGATTTCGGGATGGGCATATCTACGTCCAAGATAGATTGGGATGCCGCTGATACTGCGGCGGCGGCTTGTGATGTACTTGTTACTTCGCCAGTTGGTAATCAGAAGCGATTTACTTGCAACGGTATATTGTTTGGAACGGATTCTCACAAGACTAATATCAACAAGATAATATCCTCAATGAATGGCATTCTTACCTACACTAACGGCAAGTTTGTTATACGAGCTGGAGCATACGAGGCTCCAGTGGTTTCTTTGGATGAGGATCACTTGCAGGGTGCGATATCACTTAAAACTTCAGTAGAGCGATCAGATCGGTTCAATACGGTAACGGGAACATTCATTGACCCAGACCAAAATCACAAGTCAGTTGAGTTCCCGCAGGTTCAGATTGCGGATGCACTTAGCCGTGACAACAGTGAGGTTTTGACGAAAGAGATCCAACTTCCGATGACTAACAACGTATATGCGGCTCAGAGAATCGCATATAAGTTAATTAAGCAATCTGATCTTCAGCAGGTCGTAACCTTCCCCGCCAATTTAGCTGGTGTAGAGGTTGCGGTGGGCGACAGGGTTAATGTGTCTATCGAGGAGCTTGGCTGGACTGATAAGGTCTTCATGTGTCTAGGATGGAGCTTCAGCGATTCTGGTAATGGCGGCGTAAATCTAACGCTAAGAGAAGACAACTCAAGTGCATATGCTGATCCTGTCAATGACGAATATGGATCACCAGAGGCTGGTACAACGCTTGCGAATTCATTCTATGAGATACCATCGCCAGAATCATTAATTGCAACTGGCGGCATCCAGAATATCGTATTGGAATGGGATAATCCTGAACTAAGCCGAATTTTGTATATTGAGATTTATGCAAGCGCGGATAGCTCATGGTCTAATGCCGAGTTAATTGGAACCGTAAACGGAACGCAGTTTACTCATGGCGGCTCAAATAAGGTTGATCCTGTGGCGAGCGGTGATACTAGATATTACTGGGTTCGAGCTAGAGGATACGACTTCGGCACTAACGCACAGGCTATTAGTGACCGATATCCTAATTCTGATACATCGACTGTTATTGCTACAGTAGGCGAGGTTCCGACTGGAAGCGGTAATTTATCGGTTACCGCAAATGCTGTTTTTGGGTTCAACTCTGGCGCTCAAACGAGCGGGACTGTGACAAGCTCTGCGGCAGTTGTTAATGCTTCTGGTGGAACTACCCCATACACGTATTCATGGACGCACATATCAACAGCAAGTGGGTCGACGCCAACAATTAGTGATTCTGCAATATCAAACCCGACATTTACTGCAACCGTTACAAGCAATCAGATTGCGATATCGACGTGGCAGGTTACGGTGACCGATGATGATAGCAATTCTGCGAGTGCTTATGTTTCTGTAAGTCTTACATGGTTCGATACGAGAGAGATAATTCTTTGATATAATGCCCTAAAGAGGACTTGAAATGGCAACAATCACACACAAACAGGGCGATACTTTAGATTGGGTGCTCACGCTCACTGAGGGTGGTGCGCCAGTAGATATTACGTCTTGGACGATACTTGCTCAGATAAGGGCCAATGACACGCTGATTGCCAGCCTAACTGTGACGGTAGTAGATGCCGCAAATGGCCAGTTTAGATTGAGCGCGACGGCGGCGGCGACGGACACATGGTCTGCTGGATCTCATTCGTGCGATATCGAGTTCACAGATTCGTCTAGCAATGTGTTTTCGACAGAGACTTTTACGGTTGTAATTCTAGAGGATATAACGCATACATAATGGCTACTTTATCCGTACCAAGTAGAACAGATTATGCCGTTGACTTGCAGGTAGGAACGACAATATCTGCGACAATTACGATTTCGGAAAAGTCTGTATCTATTGCACCAGCAAAGTCAGCGGCAGAGTATGCGGTTGTAGAGTCAACTTCAGCCAATGGTTCAATGATTGCTTTCCCAGCGGTGTCTTAAATGGCGACAGTATATATATCACTAATCATTAAAAGCATTATAGGGTCAGTCAGAAATGATCCTCTTGCGGATGCTCCAGTTCAGCTAATCACTGAAAGTAGCGCTTTTCTATTGACGGAAGGCGGCTTACAGATCGTGAAGGAATAAACAATGTCTACAGCTAAAATATCACAACTCACAGCACTAGGTGCGGCTCCCGCCACAGATGATTTGATGGTCATAGTGGACTCAAGTGCAACTGAGACAAAGTATGTCACGGTTGAGAATCTATTCACTTCCCCAACTGTGGCAGGGGCTACGGTTACAGGAACTGTTAGCTTTTCAGGCGCTACTATAACCAACGGCGGCTCAATCACAACAGTAGATATCAACGGTGGGACAATTGACGGAACTACCATAGGCGCTACAACAGCCGCTGAAGGCACTTTCACAACAATGACCGCAACGACCGCCAACGCGACCACAGTTGATTCGACAAACTTGGAAGTGACCAACATAAAGGCTAAGGACGGCACTAGCGCAGGATCAATCGCTGATACGACTGGCGTTGTGACGATTAACAGCGCAGTTCTGACAACGGCTGACATTAACGGAGGCGCACTAGATGGCTCTGTTATAGGCGCATCTTCAGCGGCGGCAGGTACGTTTACTGACCTTGCGGCTGATGCGGCACAGATAACCACATACCGATCTGCGGTATATGAGTTGACTGGAACCGATATTGATCCATCTAACGGTGACATTCAATTCAAGACTCTTTCAGGTAACGTAACATTTACCGAAAGCCTAGAATCTGGCGATTCAGTTTTGCTTTTCCTGATTAATGGCTCAAGCTACACAGTAACATGGCCAGCCAATTTCGTTTGGGTTAGCGCAAACGGTGATGTTGCTCCTACACTAACAGCAAATGACGCGATACTGATTACTCAGGTTGGCACTGGTATCCGAGCAGTCTACGTTGGTTCTTACGAATGAGCATTGTAAAGAAATTCGCGGTAAATACATCTTCTGGAGCGCCGTCGCTGTTCAATGCCGTAACATGGACTGGTGATGGGACTAGCTCTCGGTCTATCACTGGCGTTGGTTTTCAGCCTGACTTTGTATGGGCTAAAAATAGAGGAACAAGTAGCAGTCACAATTTGTACGATAGTGTTCGCGGTATCAATCTTGATTTATTCACTAACTTAACCAGTGTCGAGTCGGACAGAACTGGGGCTGGCGGTTCATTGGTTTCCTTTGACTCTGACGGGTTTGGAATCGGTTCTGATAGTGGAACATCTACTGGTCTTAACAATAGCGGCCAAAATTACGTTGGGTGGTGTTGGAAAGCTGGCGGCACAGCATCTACTAACACCGATGGAGCAATAACCTCTAGCGTATCTGCTAATTTCTCTGGCGGCTTCAGTGTTGTAAGTTGGACAGCGACCAATTCAAGCTCGAATGTTGGACATGGTCTTGGTGTCGCTCCAGAGCTTATTATCACTAAGAGAAGAGATACTGTTTCCAGTTGGATGGTCTATACAACGGCTATAGATGGTTCGCTTGACTATCTTTACCTGAACTCTGATATAGCAAAATCTAACGCTGGTGGAAGCTCACCAACAAGTTCAGTTTTCTACGTAAACAACACGGAAGGCGCGGGGACAAATAACTCCAATGGTAATTATATAGCTTACGCTTTTGCTTCTATTGACGGCCTTATAGATATCGGATCGTACACTGGCAACGGCGGGACAAAAACAGTCACCACAGGCTTTCAGCCAGCGTTTGTTTTGGCCAAGCGCGTGAGCACTACTGGGAACTGGACGATTGCCGATGATGTTAGAACATCTAGTGGATCTAGCAAATTCCTGTACCCGAACCTAACAAATGTCGAATCTGTTAGCGCAGTGACAACAATGACTTCAACTGGCTTTGAGCTGAGTGGAGCTGGCGGGGATTACAACGCAAGCGGCTCTACCTACTTATATATGGCTATTAAAGGTGTAGACTAATGTACGTTAAAGCAAGCAATCAGACCGTTGAGAAATTTCCATACACAATCGGCGACCTGAGAAAAGACAATCCAAATGTATCGTTCCCGAAAAATCCATCAATAGAAACGATAGCTGAATACGGAGTTCAGGAAGTAGAGCTCGCTCCAATGATTGATGTATTGCCGAATCAAGTGGCTTATACAAAAGATGAGCCAGACTATGAGGGCAACAAGTGGGTTCTAAATTGGGGCGTTCGTGATCTAACGCAGTTCGAAATTGACGAGATGGCAGATCAGGAGCGATCCGCTAGAAATCAAAGGCTGTCAGATTGCGATTGGACGCAGTTGTCCGATGCTCCGCTGACTGATGCAAAGAAAGCAGAATGGGAAGCATACCGACAGGCGTTGCGTGACATTAGCGACCAGTCTGGCTTCCCGTATGACATTAACTGGCCCGTGGATCCGTGAGGTAATTATGGTCAAGCAAGCCCTGAAATCTAAGACGGTTCAATACGGTATCGCTATTGCGGTTCTTTCGGTGTTGCAAGGATTCATCGGTTACATACCAAGCCCTGCGGTTCAGGCGGTTACTGGATGTCTTATCGCGTCAGGAATTGTTATACTTAGGTTTGTCACAACACAGCCGTTGAGTGAGAAATGAAACCACTTGGATTGAAGGGGGCGTATGACTCGCTGAGGTCTGCAAATGGCACGGCACAGCATCTCCTTCTTTCCATCTGGGGTATTGTTGCGGCAGGTGGATTCTACGCTGTTGGCATATCTAATCTTCATCTTATCGCTTGGGTTGCCTCGTCAATTTTAGTTATGTACTGCACCATTTGGACGAAGAAGCCCTGCCTTCTGTGGGCGCTTCGTTTGGATGTTATGTTGACTGCTGTGGTATTGGCTGAATATCTATATATAGAATGGGACACAGGCATAACCACAATGGTGTTCTTCTTGGGTAGACTATGCGCAGGTGTTATACTATTGGCTCATGGTTTGTATTTGGCCAACTTAGTTAGACGCCAGATGCTAGAGCACAAGCGGTTTGAAGTGGAGTTTATCAGTGACTTTAAATGACGTTATGCCATTACTGGTGGCTCTTGCAGGTGCTTCGGGCGTCTGGGCTTACTTGTCTAAGAGATCAGAGCAAAAGTATCTTGAGGCAAAAGAAGACCGAGAAGATCGAGCCGAGTTTAACGAGA